ACATGAACGCCATTGGCAATTTCAACGGATGGGGGCAGGCATGAAAGAACTTGGTAGCTGAGAGGTTTGAAATTACACAGTCATTAGTTTGTAAAATTCATAACTTTAAATTATATAGGGAGATCATATAGTTATGGTGCATCTTCACCTACACAGCCATTACAGCGTGCTGGACGGACTTGGCAAGGTTCCTGAAATCGTTGCGCGGGCGAAGGAATTGGGAGCGCCAGCGGTTGCGATCACAGATCATGCCAGCATATCAGCGATGCCAGATCTATTCAAAGAGGCAAAGGCTGTTGGGGTCAAGCCCATTATTGGGTGTGAATTTTACGTTACGGACAAAGAAGAAGCTGACAAGGAAGAAACCCCCTACCACTTGACGGTGCTGGCAAAGAATTGGGGCGGGGTTCAGTCGATTATGCGGCGGCTGACAATGGCCAATCGCCAGTTCTACAAGCGCCCCCGCATTAGCTGGAAGCAGGCGCTTGACTTTGATAACTGCATTGTGATGACGGCTTGCGCCCAGGGGCTTTTGGCGCACGACAATTATCAGGAGCTTGCGGCCAATTTTTTGCGCCGGTACGGTGAGGATTTCTATTTGGAGATCATGCCCCATAACGTGAGTGAGGCCGGGGGTTTGATTGACAAAATGCGCCTTGTCAATGAGCGGGCCGTGGCGCTCCACGGGGTCGCGGGGTTCAATCTTGTGGCGACCAATGACGCGCACTATGTCAAGAAAGATGATGCCTATACGCATGAAATTCTGTTGGCGATCCAGAGCGGCAAGGCGTGGGACGATCCGAAGCGCTGGCGCTGGAACACTGATGCGCTTTACATGCGGAGTCTGCCAGAAATGGCTGGCGCGTTTGTTTCGGAAGCCTCCTACTTGCCTATTGACTGCGTTAAAAAAGCTTTACAGGGGGCTTATAAGGTCGCTGAGCGCTGTAATGTGGAGCTTCCCGCGTTCACAGTTCATTTGCCGTCTTTGTATGGCGACAAAGATCAGGACGTTTTTGCCAAGGTCACAATGACCGGCTGGGATAGGCTGATATTGGGGAAAGTGCCCAAGGATCTACACGGCGAATATTACAAGCGGTTGTCTTATGAGGTAGGGGTCATAAACAAATTGGGGTTTATCCGTTACTTTTTAATGATCCACGATATTATCACTTGGGCGCGAAAGAACGGGATCATGGTCGGGCCAGCCCGTGGAAGCGCTGCGGGGTCGCTTGTCTGCTATCTAATGGGGATCACTCAGGTTGACCCCATAAAGCACGGTCTTTATTTTGAGCGCTTTTTAAATCCAGAACGCATAGATTTGCCGGATATTGACATTGACTTTCAGGATGACAGGCGGCAGGAGGTTTTCGACTACATTACGACCAAATACGGGAAGGACTACACGGCCAACATAAACACGTTTGGGCAGTTGACGCTAAATAGCGCCTTTCGGGATGTTGCGCGTACTTTCGGCATAAGCCCAATTCAAATTAACTATCTGTCAAAGCAGATCGACGGCGATGATTCGTTCGAAGAGATCCCAGACCTTGTGAAGTTTGCAGCGGCCAATCCAAATATAGTCGAACAGGCTAAGCGGCTTTCGGGCACGATCCGCCAGCAGGGGGTTCACGCTTGTGGGATTGTGATTAGTTCGGAAGAGCTTGTGGACGTTTCGGCTATCGAGCGCCGGAAAGATGACGTTGAGGTGGTCAACTGGGATATGCGGGTTTGTGAAAAATTCGGGCTGTTAAAGGCAGATGTTTTAGGGCTTACGACTTTGACCATTTTGAGTCACGCGGCAGAGCTTATCAAAAAGCGGCATGAGGTGGAGATTGATTTCCCCGCGATTCCCCTTGATGATCCAGATACGTTAGCGGCTTTCAGCCGGGGTGAAGGGCAGGGGGTCTTTCAGTTTGAGAATAGCGGGATGCAGAAGCTTTTAAAGGACTTGGGAGCCAATACGTTTCAGACTATAACCGATACCACGGCTCTTTTCCGGCCAGGGTCGTTACAGTCGGGCGAAACGGCCAAATATGTTCAGGTCGCCAATGGGCACAAATATGAAGAGTATGTTGACGAAAAATTGCGCCCCATATTGTCACCCACAAGGGGGGTCTTGGTCTATCAAGAGCAGATCATGCAGGTGTTTAATCAGCTTGGGGGCTTTACGTGGGCTGAGGCTGACAAGATGCGTAAGATCGTCGGGAAGAAGCTGGGCAAGGATGAATTTGAAAAGCATAGGGCGCACTTTGCCGAAGGATGCGCCAAGAATGGGGTCGATGGGGGGGCGGCTTCTGAGATCTTCGATAAGATGGTTGAGTTTGCTTCGTACAGTTTCAATAAATCCCATGCGGTTGCTTATACCATGATTTCCTTTTGGTGCATGTTCCTGAAGCAACATTATGCGTTGGAATGGTTTACGGCTCATTTGTCGCATTGTGCGCCGGGGGGCTATCTTGCTTCAGTGAAAGAGGCCAAGGCGAAGGGGATAACGGTAGAGCGCCCAGACATTAATTTGTCGGGCAGATATTTCCGTATCGGGCACAAGTGGGGCACCATTATCAGCCCACTGGGGGTAATCAAGGGGCTGGGGGATAAGGCCGTGGGTGCCATATTGGAGGCGCGGGAAAAGGGCGGTGTATTTGCGAGCCTGAAGGACTTTGAAGAGCGCGTGGACAGGCGGCTTGTCAATGTGCGGATTCGGGAAACGCTTATCAGGGCGGGGGCTTTTGAGGGGATGGGGATTGTTGAGCCTCTTAAGGAGGTTCGTGAAAAGAATTATGCCGAGCTTTTGCCAATCTTCAATGAAGCCCCATCGATTGACCGTGAGGATAGGACGGCGCTGGACAAGGTTGCCCTTGAGATACTTTATTCCGAAATGGTCGGGCATTGTTCAGCCGAGCGCTCCAAGAGCAAGGCTATTCTGAGCGCCAAGGGCGGGGCAAGGCCAATCATCATGGTCATAAATAATCCTGTCAAGGGTGAGGTGGAGCATTTGACAAATAAGGGAACGAAATTCTTTCTGGACGCTGCCAGGGAATACGGCTTCACCCCCGCTGATTTTTATTACACAAGCCCCATAAAGTGCTTTCACCCCAATCCCCGTGAGGTGTCTAAGGATTGCCGTGCGCGATGCCTGGACTTTCTTAAGAAAGAGATTGCTATTGTAGCGCCAAAACTAATTTTGTGCTTCTCTTCTGATGTTTTAAATATGTTTGTTTCAGACAAGAAGCCCACTATGGGCAAGCTTAATGGCGAGTTGGTCTACAATCGGGAGTTTGACACCTACGTTCTTTTCTCTTACAGCCCGCAATATGTCTATTATGGGGCCGTTGAGTCTGACGGCTCCATGACCGAGAATTTCAAGAAAACAATCTCCAAGATGGCTGAGGTTTTCGTTTAAAGATTTTTTGCGCGTGGCGGGCGCTGGCGAGTATAATATCATAGAGTCTATTTAGTTCTTACTTGATGGGATCGGGAAGGGGGTGACAGCATGAAGATCGAAGACGGCGAAATTGAAAAGTATCGAAACATAGCGATCAATGGCGAAGACCTTGACCGCGAGATTTGCTTGCAGCCAGCCAATCATCTTTTTGTATCTGAGTTATCAGTGGCGGCAGATCAGCAATATGAGTTGTTTAAGGTTCAGGCCCAGCAACTTTATGCGTCGATTGATTCCCAGGTGCGTGAGGAAGCGGCGGCGGCGGGCAAGAAAATCACAGAGGCGGCAGTCACGATGCAGATTGAGCGCCACGATGATTACAGGCGGGCGCAAAAGACGTTGATGGGGTTGCGCGGGCGGCGTGAATTGCTGCGGGCGTTGCGGGAGTCTTGGAAGATGCGGAGCGATTTAGTTATGGAGCTTTCGCGCCGTCAGAGAGATCAGATGTTTGTTGCAAGTGGGGCAGTGCATAAGTCGGCTATTGCAGCTTAAATCAACCAAATGGGAGAGAAATCATGAGTACTGAATTGGCGAAGATGGATGAGGCGATGTTAAGTGAATTGGCTGGGCTTGTCGAGCGCGATGACGCTGGCGGCGAGATCCAGCAGATTCCGGTTTTGAAGATCAACTATGATCCCGATTCGAAGTTTGGGCGTGGGAATTGGGTCGTAGGGCAGAAGAAAGATCAAGATGGCAAGATTGTCAATGAGGGGCATTTGGTCAAGGGGGCAATCATCCTGATGATGAAATACCGTTTTTCGTATTTCGTCGCCAAAGACCCCAAGAGCGCTTGCAATTCGCCTTTTTACAATCGGGGCGAAACCGTGCGCGGCTGGAATTACGGGTACGTGTGCGGAAAAAATTGCCCGTATCGCAACAAAGATCCGAAGTGC